TCGGGTTGTAATCATTTGGTTTTAATCTGCTCCGCGGTATCCATTGCAGTGTACCAAGCGGGGCGAATAATTTATTTTCCATGTCTGCTTTCCTCCGTTTTCTTTGCCTCAGATATGTATTTCCCATAAATCCGATGATATAACGCACGGAATGTCCTCATTTTGGGATCGCCAGAAATGAGACCTTCGTATATGTGCTTGAAGTCCTCTGGTTTTGCAATGGATGATACCTGAAGGAAAAAGTTCCGGTACCTCTCCGCAATATGTCTTTTATGCGGTGTATCAAAGAACACGCCCATATTCGAGAACATGTATATGAGTTCTTTCTTGTAATCTTTTTCCTGGGATCCGTCTTCCATCGTCCTCCGTTTCCTGCTACTCCGGCCAAACATTTCGCTATCCCAGTAAAGTGCCGCCAGATATGCATTTGGCTCTCTGCGTATGATCCGTTCCATGAGATCCGGATAATACTCATTCATCTTTACCAGTGATCTGGCCGTATCTACGGAAAAGAACTGTGACACTCTAAGCTGTTGCTTTGAACTCCCCGACTGCCACAAGAACAGGTATATTTCCGGAACATCAACCTTTTCCTGTTTTAAGTACAGCCATACATCATTGTTGGTCCAGTCATATATAGGGAAGACCTGTCTTTTGTTCGTCATGGTCTTCCCGGCCCGTGTCATTGCTGCGATGTTCTGCAAACGCTGCAATGATTCGGCGGTGCGGATGCCTACCATTGTGATTCCGGAAACACATGTTCTCGGAAGAAAATCTTGATACGCATCTATTCTTGGCCGTAATAATTTATGATTTCTAATAGCAAACTTCGGTGGTTGCCTTACCCAAACATCTTTCTTCGTGGAATCCCAACATATAAATGTCTCATCATTCGACAGGGCATTGAAACAGTTGAAATGTTTTACCTCTATGCAAAACCATTCAAATTTTGCCCCCATCATCATAAACTTACGTCTCCACTTCTTCGTCATTTCTTCCATGCACGGAAAGATTGCCTCTTCGTCTATGAACTGGACGGTCAACTGCCTTATGTCTATTTCCCCGCGGTTTGCAAGATTCATGATTAACTTAGCGACACATAGGCTGTCCTTTCCTCCGCTAAATGAAAAGAATACCGGAAGACCGTTCCTAAACACATTCTTTATCCGTATCTCAGCAGCTTTTACCACATCTATATTGGATTCGCAGCGTTTTACAGCCATATCTTCTCACCACACTTTGGACATATCACAAACCTTCCTGCTTCAGCCGGCGCTTGATTGGATTCCGCATTACACTCTTCTGATTCCGCAATATGCTCAACCGGTTCTTCCGGATGGGATTTGTTTTCAAATGCTTCTCTTTGTTCCCTTTTCTCATTTGCCTCTTTTATTTTTCTTACCTCTTCTTCATCCAGAGTTCCATACTCAGATATTTTTTCTGTGATCTCGTCCGCATCAGCGACCATCTGCTTTAAAATTTCTTCATCGAATCCGGGAATGTCCAAATCTCCGCTCAGTTCTTCCAAGAATTCGTTCAATGTATCCAGGTTTTCTATTCCAAGAGAGAAGATTTTATTGTCAGCAATCATCAGCTTTTTCTTCTGTGCTTCCGTCAAATCTTCATACTTGTAAACCAATGCTTCTTCCCGGTTCATTCTTAGCAAAGTTTCATACAATCCATTTCCGGCCAAGATCGTGTTATTTTCATCAATAACAATAGGTCTGATTTGACCAAACATTTTGACGCTTCTTTCAAACTCCTGCAACTGCTTTTCTGTATGGATTCTAATATTGCGTTCCGGTCGGATAAGATCTTTCAGCTTCATGGTTAATTGTTTCATTGTATTTTCCTCCAAATCTCAAAATTTGAAGGAGCAATGAGGCTACCTGCAAATAGCCTTTTTAAAGCGATTTTAAAAATTCTGCGGCACTTTCTATAAACTCTGCCGCTT